GTTCGGGCTCCTCGCGGACGCGGGCGCCAACCACGTCATCGTCAAGTTCGTGGAGGCGGGCTACTCGTGGGCCCCGGCGATGGTCGAGCGGATGGAGCGGCGCTTCGGCGGACGCGCGGAGACGTTCCGCTCCCTCTTCGTCGAGAACATCGGCGGCCAGCGGACCGTCGCGGAGGCGTACCGCCTGGAGGGACACGCGCGCTACTCCCGCGCGGCGCGGAAGCTCGGGCTGACCTATGCGACCTGCTACGAGTACCGCTATGGGCGGGACGCGGCCGGCGCCATCAACGACAAGGTCGGGGTCTCCATCGGCCGGGACTTCCTCTCCGCGGACCAGTGCCACGGGCAGCGCGTCCCGATGTTCGAGCGGCGCCACCCGGGCGCGCCCTTCGACGAGGTCGCCGAGTGCCCGCCGACCGGGTGCCTCCACTGCGCCGACGACAACGGCGGGGCGCCGCGTTGCGGCTCGGACCTCTTCGGCGCGGCGTCGGCGCTGCGCCTGCCCGACTTCCGCGTCCCGGTCCACGGCGACGCTCCTCCGCGGCGCGTCCCGGAGAAGCGGAAGCTGGCGGTGGTCCGATGAACCGCGCGATCTTCCTCGTCGGCGCGCCGGCCTCGGGCAAGACGACGCTCGCGCGCGCCCTGCTCGGGCCCGTGACGCAGCTCGTCCCGAGCCCCAAGTGGACCATCGGCCGGGACGCGCGCCTCGCCGCCGGCCACTACACTGGCGCGACCTTCGACGGCGCCGACCGCGTCCCGTACAACGGCGTGGCGGCGGCGCTCGACTGGTGGGAATCGTACCTCTCCGGGTTCATGTTCGGGACGCACTCGCTGACCCTCTTCGACGGGGATCGGTTCTCGCACGCGGGCGCCCTGTTCTCCGTCCGACAGGCTCCGGGCGCCGACGCGGGCGTGGTCCTCGTGAGCGCCTCCGACGAGGAGCTGGATCGGCGCCGGGCGGAGCGGGCGGCGGCCGGCTCGGTCCAGAACGCCGCATGGATGCGCGGGCGGGAGACGAAAGCGATCCGGTTCACCAACGAGTTCCCTCCGGAGCGTCGCCTCGTCTACCCGGGCGGCGGGGCCTCGGTCGTGCGAGACTGGATGGAGAGCTGGTCATGAGCGACGAGATGGACGACGACGAGGCGGAGAGCGCGCCCGCAACGGCCGGGCCGACGAAACCTTCCAAGGCTTCCCTGGCGCACTCGACCTCCGACCGCGTCGCCCTCATCGCGGACATGATGGCCGGGGGCCGCTGGGTGCTGCGGATCTCGGCGCGTCAGCTCGCCGCGACCTGGGGGATCTCGGAGAGCCGCGTGCGCCACATCTCCGCGGAGGCCAACCGCGTCCTCCGCCAGGAGCTATCCCCCGACGACCGGGACGCGATCCGAACCAAGCTCATCGCGACGCTCGACCGCGTGATCCTGCTCTCGATGCACCGCCATCGGTACCGGGACGCTGTGCTCGCGATCCAGACCTATGCGGATTTTCTCGGGCTCCGGACGCAGCGCGTGATGGTGACCGAGGAGAACCCGGAGCGGTTCGCGGGCTGGAGCGCGGCGGAGCTTCGGAGGTACGCGGAGACGGGCGAGGCTCCGGTCCGGCGCAGCGGCGCGCTCCGGGCTCTCCCGGGCGGCAAGGCCAACGGAGCGAACGGCAGCGGAGGGAACGGACATGGCGGCGGGAACGGCTCCGGCTGACGAGGAGGTCTGGCGCGCGAGGGCGGCAGCACGGAGTCTCGCCGACGAGGCGGAGGCTCGCGACGACCTGCGAGCGTTCGTGCGCTGGATCTCCCCCGGCCATCTCGCGGGGCTCTCGCCGCACATCCGCGCGCTCTCGGATGTCATCGAGGAGGCGGAGCGGCACCCCGTGCGCGTGCTCGTCTCGATGCCTCCGCGCTGGCACAAGACGGAGACCGTGCTCCACTCGGTCGCCCGGACGCTCTGGCTGTCGCCGGAGGCAACGTGCGGCTTCTTGTCCTACTCGGCGGCGCTCGCCCACTCCAAGAGCCGTCGCGCGCGGCGACTCGCGCGCTCCGCGGGCGTCGTCCTCTCCGAGGACACCAAGAGCGTCGGCGAGTGGCGAACGGACGCGGGAGGCGGGCTGCTCGCGGCGGGACGCGGAGGCGGGCTGACCGGACACGGCCTGGATCGCCTGTTCGTGGACGACCTGCTCAAGAACCGCGAGGAGGCGGAGAGCGCGCTCATCCGGGATGAGGCGTGGGAGTGGCTCAACGAGGTCGCCTTCACGCGCCTGGAGCGCGGCGCCTCCGCGTTCGTCGTGGGGACGCGGTGGCACGAGGACGACCCGATCGGCCGCCTCAAGCACCAGGGCGGCTGGGACTCCATCGACATGCCGGCCCTGGACGACCTCGGCGCCTCGACGGCTCCGGCGATCCGCTCGACCGAGGAGCTGGTGGCGATGCGCGAGCAGATCGGCCTGTACGCCTGGTCCTCGCTCTACCAGCAGGAGCCTCGCCCTCGGGGCGCGCACCTGTTCCGGGAGCCGGCGCGGTTCGTGGACGCGGAGCTGCCGGGGGCGCGCATCGCGATCTCGGTGGACACGGCGACCACGGCCAAGACCTCCGCCGACTGGACGTGCGCGGTGGTGGCCGCGTACCGACGCGCTCCGGACGGGCTCCTGACGGCGGAGCTGCTCGACGTGAGGCGCGGGCAGTGGGAAACGCCGGAGGTGTGCCGCGCACTCCGCGATCTTCAGGCGCAGTGGCCCGGCGCTCCGCTCGTCATCGAGGGGTTCGGAGTCGGGCAGGCCGTCTGCCAGGTGCTCCGCTCGATGGACCCTGGCCTGCGGCTGTTTGAGGTCCGGCCGCTCGGGGACAAGTTCACGCGGGCCCAGCCGGTCTCCGCCGCTTGGAACGCCGGGCGCGTCCGCGTCCCGACCTCTGCCGCGTGGCTCGCGCCCTTCCTCCGCGTCGTGACTACGTTCACGGGGGTGAACGACGCGACGGACGACGACGTGGACGCCCTCTCCCTCGGATGGAATTGGGCGGAGGCGTCCGTGTCCGCTCCGGCGACCGGCCCCGCTCCGACCGCTCGGAGGCGGGCGATGTCCGGTTCGCCGTTCTGATGTAGGCTCCGGGGCGATGCCTCCCCGGTTCCGCGTCGTCTCCGAGGACTCCCGCGACATGCTCCTCCGCCCCGTCGTCGCCTCCTCGGGCGACGCGCACACGCTGTTCGGCGACCGGATCCCGGAGTCGGAGAAGTACCGGACGCACTACGGCCGGAGCCTCGACCTCGTCCGGATCGACTCGGCGATCCGCTCCGCCAACAACGGCTTCATGCGCCCGCTGACCGACCTCGCGCGCGAGACGGTCTCCCTCGACGGCCACCTGTCCGCCGTCCTGAACAAGCGTCTCAACCGCGCGGCGGCGCTCGATTGGGTCGTGACCCCGGCGGCCGCCGTCGCCGAGGGAACCCCGGAGCACGCGCGGGCGAAGGTCTACGCGGACGTGGTCCGCGACCAGCTCAAGGCCATCCCTCACTTCCGCTCCCGGATCCTGGACCTCGCGTGGGGCGTGTTCGATGGGCGCGCGGCGCTGGAGATCGAATGGCGGTTCAAGCCCGGTGCCGAGGTCCCCTGGCAGGTAGCCGACCTCCACTGGATCCATCCGCGCCGGCTCTCCTACGGGCCGGACCGGGAGCTGCGCGTGGTGGACACGTACCGGGACAGCGGCGACTTCCGCCCCGTCGGCTTCCCGCTCGACTCGGTCCCGTGGAAATTCGTCCAGTACACGCCGCGCCTGTTCTCCGACTACCCGGAGCGGGAGGGGCTCGCGCCGCGCTGCCTGTACTGGAGCTTCTTCCAGCGGTTCGGGACTCGCGAGCGGATGAGCCTGCTGGAGGTGTTCGGGAAGCCGTGGCGCATCATCGAGGCTCCGGCGACGGGCCCGTGGAACGACGAGGCGCTGGCCGCGAGCTTCGCTCAGATCGATGCGCTCGGCGCGCAGAGCACGGCGACGCTCCCCCCGGGCTACAAGATCCAGATCCCGCAACCGACGGAGGGCGCGGGCCAGGTCCACGACCAGGCGATCCTCGACGCTCGCTCCGTCATCTCCAAGCTCGTCCTCGGCAACACCGGCACGACGGACGCGATCCCCACGGGGCTCGGCTCCTCGGTCGGCGATGCGCACTTGAGCGAGGAGGATCTCGTCATCGCCTCGGACGTGTGGCGGCTCTCGGAGACCATCGAGGACGCCGTGACCGATGCGATCATCGCCGTGAACTTCGGCACGGGCGCGCTCGACCTCGCGCCCTGCTTTCGCATCGCGACCGATCCGCCCGCGGATCGCACCAAGGAGATCGAACGCATCGGCAAGGCGCTGGACGCGGGGCTCGTCCTCTCCGTGGAGGAGGTTTACGAGCGCGCCGGGTACCGGCTCCCCGACCAGAGCAAGGAGCCCGTCCTGCGTCGCGTCGCGGTCGAGGCGGAGCCCGGCCTGCCCGCTCCACCTCCCATCGCGGCGGTCGTCTACCCGACCGGGCAGGCGCCTCCCGGCGGCGAGGTCGCCCCGGCCCCGACGGATCCGGCGGCGCTCCCTCCGCCCGTCGCTCCGGCCGGGACCGCCCCGGCGGCGCCTCCCGCTGCCCCTCCCGTTGCGCCGGAGACCCCGGGCCAGCCATCCGCCCCGGCGGCGGCCCCGGACACGTCTCGGGCCGACCTCGCAGCACGAATGACCGAGCTGGGGATCGACCGCTGCGAACACGGCTACGGGAACCGCTGTCGGATCTGCGGCGTGGAGCGCGTCCGCGGCGTGGAGCTGGACGAGGACGGGGCGCCGAAGTGGAAGATTGAGTGGCGCGAGATCCCGCGCGCCATGCGAGACGGACCGATGGGCGCGATGCTCGCGGATGGCGAGCCCGACAACGGCCGCGACGGCGGCGCTCACTGGCACGGGCTCGACCGAGCGCGTCTCAGCACGACGACGCCCGGACAGCACGCGCACCTGTTCGACGTTGACGGCGTCCTCGTGGTCACCGGGACGGACGGCGCGCACGTCCACGAGCTGTACGACCAGGCCGACGAGCAGACCGGCTATCGCGACGGCGCGCACGTCCACGGCTTGAGCGCCGCTGGCGCCGACCTCCGCACCGAACCCGACGGCGAGCATGAGCACGACCTCCTCGCGGCGGAGACCGCGACCGACGGAGCCCATCGGCACAAGCTCGTCCTCCCGGACGGCCGGGTGCTGGAGTCGCTCTCGACCGGCGAGGCATTTGAGCGGATGGGCGCGGCGCTCTCCGCCGATCGCGCTTGCTGCCCGCACGAACCGATCGCGCTCGCCGCTCGGCAGCCCTCGACGGTCTACGGCTCCCCGGAGTCGATGGTGGACCGCGGCGTGTGGGCGACGGCGCCCGTCACGGAGGACTGGAGCGAGCAGATCGCTCGGGCCGTCGCCGGGCTCTCGACCGCCTCGGACATCCTCCGCGCTCTCCGCGGCGTCCGCCTCGACCACGAGCCGTTCGCCGAGATCGCGGACCGCGAGATGGTCCACTCCGCGATGCTCGGCGCGCTGGATTCGGACTTCGAGAGCGAGACGGGAGACGCCGTCAAGCCCGTGGCGTTCAAGGATCCGACGACCTCCCCGAGCTTCGCCGAGCGCGCCTACGAGGACGCCGTCGCCTACTTCGAGTCCAAGGGCGTGATGACCCGGGCGGAGTTCGATCGGCTCTCCGTCGATGCGAAAAAGCGGGCGTTCACCGTCGCTCGCCTCGCCGACCGGCGCATGATCCAGACCGTCCAGCGAGAGCTGTCGCGGCAGGTCCGCGCCGGGGCGAACCTCGCCGAGTTCGACAAGTTCGCCAAGGAGCGGCTCATCGCGGCCGGTTGGACCCCGGCGAACCCGTCGCACGTGGAGACGATCTACCGGACGAACGTGGTCAACGCGTACTCGTCGGGGCGGTTCCGGCAGATGACCGATCCGGCCGTCCTCGCGAAGCGCCCCCTCTGGCAGATCCTCACGGTCAACGACGGGCCTCCGCGGCAACGCGCCGCCCACCGCGCGCTCCACGGGGTCGTCCTGCGCGCTGATGATCCGTTCTGGAAGCGCGCTTATCCTCCGTTCGGGTTCAACTGCTTCATGCCGGAGACGGAGATCCAGGGACGGATCCGGGGCGCATCACGGGCTTTCTACTCGGGCGAGACCGTCCAGCTCACGACGGCGGAAGGCCGTCGGCTGACCGTGACGGCCAATCACCCCGTACTTACCGCGCAAGGTTTCGTCCCGGCGCGAGCGATCCGCGAGGGCGACGAGCTTGTCTGCTATCGCGGCGAGCCCGGGGTCTCTCCGTTGCGGGCCGCTCCGGAGCGGGACGAACACCACGAGCCAGCCTCCGCGCATAAGGTGTTCCGTGCGCTCTCGCAGGCGGGCTTCGGCCGCACGACCTTCTATCGCGCCGAGGACTTCCACGGCGAGGCAGCCCGGTTCGACGGCGAGATCGACATTGTAGGGTCCTACCTGGACCTGCTGACGCACGCGCAAGCCGCGGGCGCGGAGCATTCCGGCGAGAGCGTCCTCGTGCCGGCCGCGCATCCGGAGGCGCCGCATCCGCGTGCGCGCCTGGGCGATCTTCGTGTCCAGCGAGACGGTCCGACCGCGGCTCGCTTCCCAGGCGGCTCCGCACTGCGCCTCGACGCGAGCGCGATCCATTCGGCTCCACTTGAGACGCTCCGCTTCGGACCGGCCGCGGAGCTGAACGCCCGCGTCCGACAGGAGCCGGGCCAGAGCCGTTCGGCTGACGCGCTGCTCCTCGGCGAGCTGCTTCACGGACGCCCCGGCGCGGTAACGATGGACAAGGTCGTCGGCGTTCGGAAGGGCAAGCTTGCGGGACATGTCTACGATTTCGAGAGCGAGACCGGGCTCATAGTAGCGGACGGCATCCTCACTAGCAACTGCCGGTGCCGCGTGCGGGCCGTCTCGCGCGGAAACCCGGTGAACGGGTCCACTCTCTCCGGCGTTCCCGACGAGGGTTTCGCGTCGGGCGTTCCTGCGCTACTGTGAGCGACCCGATGGACCTCGCGCCGCTCCTCCGAGCTACCTCCGCCGCATCGGAGATCCGACTCGCGGAGGTGGACGCGGCGAAGCCCGACCCGACGAGGCGCTGGATCCACGCCGCGACCGAGGGCGACTACAGCGGGCACTCCGCCGGCACGTTCTCCCTCGACGAGCGAGCCTTCAAGGCGTTCGTCGTCAACTTCCGCGCGGACCCTCGGTACCAGGCGGGCGGCACCGCGAGGGTCCTCCCCTTCGACTATGAGCACGCCTCGGAGATGGACCCGACCTCCGGCTCCATCCCGGAGAATGGGGCCCCGGCGCCGGCCTGGGTTGCGGAGCTGGACATCCGGAAGGGCGAGGACGGGAAGCTCCAGCTCTGGGCCCTCGCGGTCCTCGGGGATCGCATCCGGGGGCAGATCGAGCGCGGGGAGTACCGTTTCGTTTCCATCGCGTTCGTCGCGAACATGCCTCATTTCGAGAGCGGCGAGAGCCAGGGGCCGACTCTGACGAGCATCGCGTTCACCAACCACCCGTTCCTCCGGAACCTCGCCCCGCTTGCCGCTTCCCGCCGGCCGCTGGACAGGAGCCCGGCCCCGGGAGTACAACATCCCAACGCCGGCTCTCCAGCCGGAAAGGAACGACCCATGGACTTCACCAAGATCCTTCCGATCCTCGCGCGGGCCAAGCTCGCGGGGACCCGGACCCTCGCAACGGAGGAGGACGTGGTGGCGGCGGTCGAGGAGGTCTCCTCGGGCAACGCTTCCCTAGTCGCGGTTCTGGAGGCGCTCGGAGTGAAGGACGCCTCCGCCGCGCTGGCCGCGATCCCGGACCTCGTCGCAGCCCGCGCCAAGCTCGCGGACGCCCTCGCTCAGATCGACGCCCTCACGACCCAGCAGGCGCAGCAGGAGGAGGCCATGGCGCAGGCGGAGGTCGAGGCGG